ATGTAACACAGGCAAGTGCGGTATGCACGTGCACATTGACTCGCGTGCCTTCACGCAGTTGACGCTTGGCAAGTTCCTCATGTTCATCAACAGCCAAGGCAATGTCGACTTCATTCGCAAGATTGCAGGTCGCCATCCATCTGTCGATGACCAAGCCCGTAGCTACTGTGCGGCTGAGCACCAGTCCATCCTTACCAACCCCAAGCAGGCGGTCAAGGGCAAGTCTGGTGAGCGCTATCGCATGGTCAATATGTGCAACTTGGGTGCTCGTGAGGCTATGCGTCTTGGTCTTAGCATGGACAACAGCTACAACGGCAAGTACAACACAGTCGAGCTACGCATCTTCCGTGCTTCGCTCAAGAAGGAACGTCTGCTTGCACAGATCGAGTTCACTCATGCGTCTGTCATGTTCTGCCGTGTCGCATCGTGGCGTGATCTCAACGGCACATCGTTTGTCAAGTGGCTCAAGACTGTGGCGGGTCAGTACCCTGCGCTAGTCAAGTGGTATGGCGTGCGTCAAGTACACACATCCACACCGACAGTCATTGCACCAGCGCAGGACACTTGCTCTGATGCTGTGCCTACTGTGTCTATGGATCTGACTCGCTATGCCCAAGGGCATGACCATGCCTACCACCTAGAGATACCCTATGACGATGGCGATGGTATGCGTGGCTACGCTAACAGGCACGGCTTGTACTGCACCTTCTTCAGGGTGCTCGGCTTGGAGTTGGCTGTGTTCCCGTACAGCGGTGACGAATCGCGCATCAATGATGACGATGTTATCTATGTGCGTGACAACTATGTGTGGCGTCTGCAAGAGGATGCCTTCAACTCACTGATCGTGGGTCACGACCCTGTGCCTGCTAACGCAGTCGCTGAGTAATCATCATCAACCAAACGGGGAGATTTCTCCCCGATCTTTTACATCAAGGAAATTTATTATGTGTCTTATTATTACTGGTCAGTCTTCCAAAGTTCGTTCAACCCTGCTCAACACGCACGGGTTACTGAGCGACATCTTCACCGCCAACCCTGACGGCATTGGCTTCATGTATGGCTCAGCCAAGGGTCTCAAGGTCACCAAGACTTTGCCCAAGAATCTTGGCGATGCTACTGCATTCATTCAGCGCCTACCGCAAGATGATCGTGAGATTGCCATTCACTTCCGCTGGACTACACACGGCAAGACCGATATGCTCAACTGCCATCCCTATGATGTGATTCCTGGCTTCATCGCCATGATGCACAACGGCGTACTGCATACAGGCAATGCCGCTGACAAGACCAAGTCTGATACATGGCACTTCATCAAGGACTACTTGCACAGCGCTGTGTCCTCTGCCCCTGACCTTGTGTATGACGCAGGCTTCGTTGCCATGATGGAGGAGTTCATCGGCAACAATCGCTTCGTGTTCATGAATGGTGAGGGTCGTATGCAGCATGTCAACTTCGATCAGGGCATCGAGCATGACGATATGTGGTTCAGCAATACCTACGCTTGGACTCCATCACGCCTCATCCCAAGCTACAAGAGTACGACTGCACTCAAGTCATACAAGTACACCGGTGGCTATGGTAGCTACATGGATGACGAGTACGATGAGATGTATGACTACAACGCAAGCTTTGGCATCTATCCACGCAAGGCTAGCGCACACAGCGCCAGCTACGATGAGACAGCGTACGAGTTCCCCGATGCTGATGACGATACCGATGATGATGGCTTTGTGCGCCCCGAAGCTGATGAGATTGCCAATGCGTTGATGGAGGCTGATGTTGAGACAGTTGAGGTGTGGCTTGAGCAGATGCCTGCGTACACATTGACTACGCTACTGCATTGCTTCCAAGCGTCAGCGCTTAGCTACTCGCATCGTGATGACCTGTGCTTTGCCGAGCAGGGTCTGTACGATATGCTGATGGAGGGCGATGCGTCTGGTCTTATCAGCGCTGCGACCAAGTCGTTCCACACAGTCACAGCTATCGCTGAAGTGGTCTGCTACTACCTGCAATGGGATGTACGCAAGCCTGTAGTGTTCAAGCCAACGATCCCTGCGTTGTTGACTTGATTCGTGGTGGGGGCTTGCCCCCACATTTTTAACCCAAGGAGAAACTAAATGAAAGTAATAACACAAGAGATCATGCGTGATCTGCAATTCATCGAGGCGGACTTGCGTGACTATGTCAACGACCCTGCCGAGTACCGCATCACTTACATCGAGGATGTCTACACGCTTGTGTCGCGTGTACTGAAGGACTTGAACATCGAACCATTACGCAAGGAGGGTGAGCAATGAAACTAGACACACGCATCAACAACGCATACCGCCAATGGTGCAAGCAAACATTCCCCGACTACAAGGTACAGGACTTCCCCCTCAAGGGGCGTATGTACGAGGTATGGCGTGCGGCTTGGTTCGCATCAATGGATTACATGGACAACAGGAGGATGGCAAATGCTGACTAGATGGGAAAAACTTGAGCGGGTAGTACTTTTGTTATCCGTAATTGTACTTATGCTCGATCTTTTTTACTGGCGACCCTATTGACTTGTGTCCAGCCTTGGACAAAAATATAACCCTCAAGGAGAAAATAATGAAACACACACCTTACGACACGGGCAAGGTAAAGATTGGCTTGCTCTATACACCCCCTCCCCCCACACCTACGCCCGAGGAAACTTGGGCGCAGTCCGTCTTGCTTGGGGACAGGCAGGGTCTGTCAGAAGAAACAACCACCGCCCTTGGTGCGCTTGTAGCCCTCATCATTATCACCATTGTCATGCTATTCACAGGAGGAAACCCAAATGCCTGACATGCAAACTGCACTTAAAACTGCGCTTAGTACCACCCTGCAACAATGGGACGATGACGGGGAGGAATCTCCCCAGAACTCTTCTACTATCAGCACTACTATCAACAACTCTGTATCCGCACCTTCTCAAACCATGACCAAAGATCACACCATGCTCAACCTACATAAAATCACCAACAATGTCTCGCGTGTCACCTTCAACTATGTCAGGGACAACCCCGGCTCGACACGCTTGGAGATCATCAAAGAGCTTGGGCATCAAGGCTTTGGCAAGGGTTCAGTCTCTTCTCTACTGGCACAGATGCGCAGAAGCAAAATGATTCACGACACCAACGGGCTGTGGTACGCAGATGTGAAAGAGTATGAGCCCATCAAGAACGCCAACTACAAGAAGAAACCCAAGGCCAAGCTCGAGAAGAAAGCTACGACAGGGCTTGGTGCGCTCCTGAAAGCCAAGCTGGAGAACACGCCTATGCCTAACCCTAGCCAAGACGCTATGGATGCCGCAGCCTATGCGATGGGCGGGCAACAACCAGTACCGCGTAAAGCGTTCGTGTCCCTTGTGCGTACGAAGACACCGCAAGATATTTTGGGCGACATGACTGTGTACCAAGCGCATGAGTTGTATGTGCACTTGAAACAAATGTTCGGAGGTTAAGATGAAAGACAAAAATACACCTGCGTTCCCGTTCGTTGCCGAAGACGAGTCGGGCATGATGATAAACATGGGCATGACCCTGCGCGATTACTTTGCGGCTAAGGCGATGCAAGGGATGCTTGCGGCTTGCACAGGTTGGACTGAAGCGGGAATAGAACGCTTAGCCAAGTGCAGTTACTCAACGGCAGACGCAATGCTGAAAGCGAGGGGGGAATAATGGATGACGATGACACACAAGACTATGTCAGTTCAAGGCAGACCGCTATGAACAAAGAACACAACTACGAACGCGACATTCGTAACAAAACTCTTGAAGAAGTGGCGCGTGAGTTCGATAAGATGCCCTTTGGCGACACGAGCGCCAGCTTCGCAATCTATGTAAGGAGCATGAAAACGTGAAGAGTAATCACAACATCATTCGTGAACTGCTCAAAAGACACCCTGATGGTTTGAAGTCAAGCGACATAGCTAAATTTACTGGCATAGACAATCGCTCGGTCAACAAATCATTGGAGAGTGTCTTCGGTGTGTATGTCGATCGGTGGGAGAAATCAACCTACCGCAATACTTTAGCGGCTGTATGGGCTGTCGTTGATGTACCTGAGAACTGCCCAAAACCAGAACACACGGGCAGAAGATCGCGTGAACGGATACGCAACCCAGCCGATGCCGCTTTTTTAAACAGAAGGAGAGAAGAGAATGACTAAGCCACCCATACCGACAAGCGACCAGCTTGATCTATTTCATGAGGACTCACGCAGGCATGTGCAAGAGCAACTCGACAAGCTCAAAGAGCTGTCTGCCAACGATGTGCAAGTAGCGGGCACTCACTACAAGAGCAAAGCCATACAGCCATGGGACTACATCGTTGCAAATAACCTTGGTTACCTTGAAGGAAACATCGTAAAGTATGTGTCCCGTTGGAAAGACAAGGGCGGTGTCGATGACTTGAAGAAGGCGCGTCACTACTTAGACAAACTGATTGAGGTGAGCAATGAAAACAATTAAACGACAAGACTGGATGACCTTGCGGTTGTTGTACCTCATACTGGCGTCTGACCCAAGCGCGGCTGTGTTGCCTGATGTGGCGAAAGTCATAGACCACTACGGGTACAGGACTGTGCTGTTTGCGTTTGGCTTGCTCAACAAAGAGCTTGCCAATGACGGCAAAACATTTGCCAACCCCGAAGTCAACCTCACAAGGTATGTTGAACCAAATGGAGACCGCCATGGCTTCGACACCTGAACTGTGGTAAAGTAAGTACTCCTGAACCACGGAGAAGTTTATGACACCTGAACAACGTGCTACTTGGATGGCTGGCCGCACAAAACACGGCGGGTTTCTTGGTGGTAAAGAACGCCCAGAACATTATGTATGGCGTACGATGATCGCAAGATGTAACAACCCAAATGCTGCCGCGTTTAAGTACTATGGCGGTAAAGGCATAAAGGTGTGCAAGCGGTGGTTAAAGTACGAAAACTTTTTGGCTGACATGGGGGAGCGGCCTTCTTCAAACCACAGCTTAGACCGCATACGTTTTGACTGGGATTACAAACCTAGCAACTGTAGGTGGGCAACGCGTAGCGAACAACAGAAAAATAAAACCACCACTAAGTGGTACACAAACGGCGCATTTACAGGAACTCTTGTTGAATGCGCTAAATTCTTAAACATCAGCAAAGAACTCGCCCACATGCGCTGGAAAGCGTGGGGCTCTTTTGAGAAGGAACAAGTATGGCGGCTACTCCCGAGAGTCTTGTAAAGAAAAACGTAAGGAAACTACTTGACACACTCAAAATCTATCACTTCATGCCCCCCGCTAATGGTTTTGGCCGAGCGGGTATACCTGACATCGTTGGCTGCATGGACGGACACTTCATCGCCATCGAGTGCAAGGCCGGCAAGGGCACAACCACAGCTCTTCAAGACAGAGAACTCAACGCCATCCTCAACGCTGGCGGAACTGTGTTCATTGCCCGTGAGCACAACCTCGAGGACTTGAAGCTACTACTGACGGAGAAACAAAATGAGCTACGAGGATTTTGAAAGCTCAATGACTGACAGAGAACTGCACAAGCGTGTGGAAGCCATGTCAGACGAAGAGCAAGCACACTTCAAGCTACTGATCCACAAGTTGGTGATGTGCTACGGAGAAGGCAAAGCACAAGGCGTAGTCATCATTGGCCGCGCTGAAGATTCAATGGCAGGAGTCGTTACCCTAAACTGTGATGAGATGGAGGCGTCGCAACTCATGTTGGCGGCAAACGATTTTTTCGGCTTTTTAAATCTTTTAGACGCACCACCAAAAGAAAACTTTAACTGAAGGAGAAGCAATGGCAAAACTACCATACACGTACACAATCTGCCCCGACCAAGAGGCACCCAAACAATTCACCGCCAGTTGTAAAGACATGGGTGAGTTGCTACGGCACAGCCCCAACGGTGATCTGACCATCAATCAAAAGCGCACAGTCGCATGGGACATGTGGTCGGGCAATCACATGGGGCACATTGAGGAAGCGTTGCATGAGATGACAAAGAAGGAGAAACCAAATGACAAGTGATGAAATTTATAAACTGATCGAAGCCAACGGCTTGACTTTGCATGGTGACATTGAACATTTTGCCGCCCTTGTCGCTTCTGCCGAGCGTGAGGCGATTGCGGAAATGGTTGAGTCGTGGCTCTTGCATGAGTATGTGCAAAAGATCCGCAACAGGGGACAAGCATGACAGCCGCATACTTTGAAGACCATCCAACAGACCCTGAGAAGGTTATTTTGCGTAAGTCGATAGCGCCTCAGCCAGAGGCGTGTAAAGAATGCCACTTGAAAGACCTTGTTTACGATCTGTTGGGTGAATTGAAAGTTGCCAACTTAAAACTGTCCGTTCGGGCAAAGCGCACATGGGTTGGGCTGACGGATGATGAGATTGTTTTGATTGTGGCTGAGTGTGCGGCTTCTCATCAGCACACGGACATTCACTTTGCCAAAGCCATTGAAGCCAAACTCAAGGAGAAGAACACATGAGTGA